CTCGTACACTGGAGCTATGAGGCGCCGTTACCTCGAAGCAGAACGCTCTTTGGCGGTGGATGGTCCGGTGTGCCGCGCGGACGCCAAGTTGAGAGCGTTTCTGAAGGCGGAGAAGCTTGCGCCTGGCAAGGATCCGAAGCCTAGGATGATTTTTCCCAGGAGTCCTAGGTACAATTTGGCGCTGGCTTCTTACCTTAAGCCGTTCGAGCACTGGCTTTGGGGTTATCTCAAAGCCAAACGGCTTTTCGGGGGGTCAAACACGAGGGTTGTGGCCAAGGGACTCTCTCCCAGGGGGCGTGCTGGCCTCATTAAGCGGAAGTTTGAGGCTTTCACGGATTGCGTCTGTTTTGAGGTTGACGGCAAGGCTTTCGAGGCCCACGTCACCTCGAATCTGTTGCGGAAGGAGCACCGCATTTACAAGGCGGCGTGCGGCTCTCCGGAGCTGGCACGCCTGTTATCTATGCAGGTGTTTGACGGTGTCACACAGAGTGGTGTAAGGTTTTCGCGGCGTGGCGGCAGGGCCAGTGGCGACTTCAACACGGGCATGGGCAACTCGCTCATCATGCTTGCTGTTTGTGTTGGAGTCTTGAACGGTTATCAGGTCCACTACGATTTGCTAGTGGATGGGGATAATGCCCTGGTGTTCCTTGAGCGAGCTGACGCGCGCCGGGTTCGGCAAACCTTCGCTGATGATGTGCTGGAAGCTTCTGGATTCGAGATGACGTTAGAAAAGCCGGTGTCGTACCTTGAGGGTATTCGATTCGGTCGTTCTGCACCGGTCTGCTTGGGTCGTTATTGGACCATGGTGCGGGACCCGTTTTCGGTTTTGTCTGGCTCCTTCGCCAGCCATAGGTGGTTGCGGGAACCATCCTTTGGCAGGCGTTGGGTCAATGGCGTCGCACGCTGCGAGCTTTCTTTGGCTCGCGGCGTGCCGGTGCTCCAGGCAATGGCCCTCTCGGTCCTCAAACAGACGGAACACCGTGGAAAGGTGCCTGTCGAGGCACTGTCCGACATGTTCGTGTTGGGGGCACGTCTAGGCGAGGAGGGAGATGCCATCGACATCTCGCGTGAAGCGAGGGTCAGCTTCGAGCGTGCCTTTGGGATCGCTTGGGACGCCCAGCTCGCCTTGGAACGGCGACTGGCCGAGGTGCCCGTGGGGCACCCCGGGGGTGTGCTATCGATGCCTGCGTGGTCCTCTTGGTGGACGGCTGAACCAGGGCTCTATGAGTCTTATGTCGATGCCCACATCTGAGCTCCCCCGAGCGAACCCGCAATCGTGGTGGCTGATGGACTGTCGGGAAGGTCGTTCAAACCGCGTCTCACACCTGCTAAGCTTTGAAGGGAAGTAAGTCCTTGTGTTTGGGCAAGGTTTCCGGCCCGGGAGGGCGAGCTGGGGTGGATGGCGACTATGGTACGTCCGGATGGCAGTGAAGGCGCGCGTGCGTGGGGACTCGGTAGGGCGCGAGTGCAGTGGGTCGCACGCCATCGGCCCCGCACCTGGGTTGGCCGGCCCAGGTGTTGCTGTAGGCCACCCCACCGGACGGG